CAAGCTAGACCCCCGGCACGTTGACCAAGACTGGCGCGGCGGCGTGTCCGCGTTCCCCGACTTGTCCGCAGACGATGCGGACGTCGAGACGCTCGAGGAAACCGCTGCCCGCATCGTCATAGACGAGGGCGCGGTTTGGTCCAAGGCCGAGGCCGAACGAGTCAAAGAAAATTACGCCGCCAAGCTTCGGCAGCTTGAATATGACCGCGAAAGCGGTCTGGTCGCTGAAATCGACGACGTCGTCACCATGATTGCCAGCGAATATGCGTTAGTCCGAAACAAGCTCCTCAATATCGGGTCGCGCGTCGCGCCGCGCCTAGCGGTTATGAATTCCGCCGAGGCGATCAAATCCATGATCGACGCAGAGGTCGTGCTTGCTCTTACAGAGTTGACGGCTGATGCCCCCCGCAGCACCAATTACGCAGAGCTTCGAGAGTCGGTATCAAGCCGGTTCCGCCAACCTTCTCAGTAAGGGCAGGCGAGCAGGAGTCGAGGCGCTCAAGCCGCCGCCCAAGCTGACCGTCAGCCAATGGGCCGACCGTTACGCCTATCTGTCGATCGAGACCAGCGCCGACGCCGGCAAGTTTAAGTCGTTCAAATATCAAGACGGCATCATGGATGCCGTTTCCGATCCGGCGGTCAGCAAGATCACGGTGATGAAGTCGGCCCGCGTCGGCTACACCAAGATTCTAGACCACGTCGTCGGCTACTTCATCCACCAAGACCCGGCGCCCATCCTGATCGTTCAGCCGCGCGTCGAGGACGCCGAGGACTATAGTCAAACCGAAATCGCGCCGATGCTGCGCGATACGCCGGTCCTGGCCGAGATTGCGGGCGACCTAAAGTCCCGCGATGCGTCGCAGAAGATCAAAAAGCGCTCATTCCGCAACGGCTCGTCGGTTGCCTTCGTCGGCGCCAACAGCCCTGGCGGGTTTCGCCGCATCACGGCCCGCGTCGTCGCGTTCGACGAGGTCGATGGCTATCCGGTGCAGGGCGCCGGTGACGAGGGCGATCAAATCGCGCTCGGCACGAAGCGGACTGAAAGCTTTTGGAATCGGAAGATCATCTTGGGCTCGACACCGACAATCGACGGTGTCAGCCGAATTCAGAAAGCATGGAATGAAAGCGATCAGCGCCGCTATTTTGTTTCATGCCCTCATTGCAATCACCGGCAAACTCTCAAGTGGCCTAATCTTCGATGGGACCGCGACGAGACCGGAGATCACCTTCCCGAGACCGCTTATTTCCGGTGCGAAAATCTAGGCTGCCGTATTGAGGAACACGACAAACCCGCGATGATCGACGGCGGCGAGTGGGTGGCTGAAAAGCCGTCCAAGGGCCATGCCGGCTTTCATGTGTGGGCGGCCTATAGCCTGTTTCCGAACGCCGCCTGGCGCCACCTGGCGACCGAATGGCTGCGGGTCTACAAAGACCCCTCGCAGAAAAAGACCTTCGTCAACCTTGTGTTGGGGGAGCCGCATCAGGAGTCGGTCGAATTGACCGATCCCGACGCGCTGCGGCAGCGATGCGAGCCCTACAATTACGAAACGCTGCCCGATCGGGCGAAGCTCGTCACAATCGGCGCGGACACGCAGGACGACCGGCTAGAGGTCACCTTCGTTGCGTGGGGCGCCAGCGGCGAGTCGTGGGTTGCCCGGCACGAGGTCATCCCCGGCGACCCGTCCAAACTCTATATTTGGTCCGAATTCGACAAGCTCATTTCCGAGCCCTGCATGACGGACGACGGCCGGACCCTGATGGTTCAAGCCGTCTGTATCGACAGCGCCGGCCACAACTCGGAAATGGTCTATAAATTCTGCCGCGAACGAAAGCGGCGGCGCGTCTATCCGACGATCGGCCGCGGCAACCTCAACCCTGCCGCGCCCCGGATGATTTGGCCGAAGACGGCCAGCCGGACCAAGAACAGCGGCGATAAGCCTTACACGATCGGCGTCGACACGGCCAAGGACGACATCACGTCCCGCCTATCGATCGTGCCGGACGCTGATGGGCCGACCGCCAGGGCGATCCACTTTCCTGCCATCGGGTTGAGTGCTGACTATTTCCAGCAACTCACGTCCGAGCATGCGGTCGTCGAATATGACGCGCTGAATAAGCCGCGCCGCAAGTGGGTGACCAAAACGCTCGGCGCGCGAAATGAGGCTTGGGACTGCCTTGTCCTGGCGCTCGCCGCCCGCCTTTCGCTCCCGGCCAGACTCGATCCGCCGCCTAAGCGATTTCAGCGCCAAAAACCCGCTGAAAATGCAGAAAATGAGCCGGAAACGGCCGAAATTGACAGTGAATCGCAGGAATTGGCGCAAACCGCGCTCGTTCCGGCGAATTCCGACACGAAACCGGCTGTTCCAGTCTCGCGACAGGATAGGCGCAAAGCATGGGCTCGCCGATGACCAAGCCACGCATTCGAGTCAAGGCGGGGACGACCGCGTTCCCCGCCGGGGCTCCGACGCGTGCGGCGACGGGCCGGTGGCTTCGCGATTCCAATTCTGGCGTTCTTGTTAGTCGCGCTGCATCGCTTATCGACAGTCGCGATGAAATTCGGGCCGTTTGGGACCGGGTCGCCGCGCTCGCTGTCGACTTCATTCAGAACAGCGGCCGACTCAAGGGCGTGGTCGATCAGGTCTTGGCCGATACGGTCGGGACCGAGCTTAAGCTTGTCGCCAGGCCGGACCTTAGTGGGCTCGGCTATGACGACGTCGAGACGAAGGCATGGGCCAAGCTGGTCCAAACGCGCTGGCGGCAGTGGGCTTGGAACCCCGCCGAGTGCGATACGCGAGGCAAGTTCAGCGTTCCGCAGTTGGTTGACATCGCCCTGCGCCATCAAATCGCCTACGGCGAAGCGACGGCGATGATCGATTATATGGCCCCGCGCGCGCGGCAGCGGAATGGCATCGTTTCGGGCGTCAAGGTCTGCCTGATTACGCCGACGCGCTTGGTCCGCGACACCGACTCCTCGATCCGCCTGCGGGACGGCATCATTCACGACGAGAATGGCCGCCCGATCAAATATCGGGTCGATGAGAACGACGGCGCCTTGATGCGGAAGCGCGATTTCAATGCGCGCGATCGCTTCGGAAATCAGCTTTTCATTCACGCCTTCGATCCGTGGGACGCCAACGACACGCGGGGCATTTCGGTCCTCGCGTCTGCCCTTCGGACGCACGCTCATTCCGAGCAGCTAGCCGACGCCACGTTGACGACGGCGATCCTGCAGACGGTTTTCGCCGCGACGCTGACGAGCCCCGAGCCGAGCGCGGAAGCGTTCCAGGCGATCGAGGAGCTTGATGGATGGGACGAAAACTCCGGCGCTATCAAGGAAGACTTTCTCGGCTATTTCGGGGCCGCAATGGACCGGGCGCGCGAGGGCGCGGTGTCGATCAACGGGTCGAAGGTCTCGCACCTGGCCCCCGGTGAAAAGCTCGAGATGCACGGCGTTAAAACGCCGGGCGGGAATTATCTGCCGTTTCGGGATTATCTCGACGGCGAGATGGCCCGATGCATCGGCGTTACCAAGGCCGCGCTGACGCTCGACTTCGACGGGGCGACATATTCGTCGACCCGCATGGAAAATGCATCCATGTGGCCGATTGTCGTTCGCCGGCGGGAGCGCATCGCTGCGCCGATCAATCAGGCGATCTATGAAAACTGGCTAGACGGCGAAATCGGCGAAGGCCGCATCCCGTTCAAGGGCGGCTATGCAGCCTTTCGCGCCAATCGGTCCCGCGTTTGTTGGGCTGAATGGCAGGGTCCGGCCAAGCCGACTGCGGACGACCTGAAAAGCGCAAAAGCCGCCAGCGAGCGACTTTGGAACGGCACTTCGACGCTCGCGTCTGAATGCGCCGAGCTTGGCTATGACGTCGACGACGTGATCGCCGCGCGAGAGGCCGACACCATTCGGCTCGAGGCAGCAAAGCTTCCAAACCCCTACGTCCGCGCGACAGGCGGGGGGAGCGCGGCGGACGACCCGGCCGAGCCTCCCGTCAAAAAGAAAGCCGCCGCGAATGCCGATTGATCCCTGCGCTGAAGCGGAACGCCTTCGGGCGCTCCGTACCGGCATCATCAGCGGCAAAAGCGAAAGCCTGATCCGCTTCGACGATGAAGAAGTCCGCTTTCAGAAAGCGGACATGGGCGCGCTCAACGCGGAAATCGCGCGGCTTGAAGCGGCTTGCGACCTGGAGAATGGCGCAGTGCCCAAGCGACGGCGCTACGCCTCTCGCGCGCGCTTTAGATAAGAAAGACAGCCGATGGCAGTTTTGAAAGACGGCGAAATCCTCCTTTACGGTTTCGTCGGCGAGAGCTTCTTTGACCAAGGCTTTACGTCGGTCGAAGTGCTTGACGCCTTGGCCGAGATTGGCCGCGATACTGACGTGACCGTTCGCATTAACTCCGGCGGCGGCTACGTCCACGAAGGTTTTGCGGTCTATAACGCACTGACCGCCCACAAGGGCAAGGTGACCGTTCAGATCGATGCGATTGCCGCCTCGTCCGCGTCGCTGATCGCGATGGCCGGCGAGACGGTCACCATGCGCCCTGGCGCGCTGATGATGATCCACGATCCGTCAAGCTTCACCGCCGGCACGGTCGAAGATCACCGCAAAACGGTCACTCAGCTAGAGCGTTGGGCGACTTCGTTGGCCGAAATCTATTCCGAAAAGTCCGGCAAGAACGTCGATGACGTTCGTGCCAGCATGAAAGACGAGCTTTGGATGACCGCCGACGAGGCCGTCGCCGAAGGATATGCGGACGCCGCCGAAGGCAAGCGGGCGCAGACCGCCGCCGCCTTCGATTATCGGCTTTACGCCCACGCTCCCGCCCGCCTGACCGCGCTTTCCGCGGCAAAGGCTTGGGAAGCCTCCCCGGCGACCGGCGTGGCCGAGCCGAAACCCGACACCACCAACAAGGAATCCGCCAGCATGGCAACCTATGACCAGGCGGCGCTTGACGCGGCCGTCGCCACCGCGCGCGCCGAGGCCGTGAAGGCTGATCGCGCCCGCGTCTCGGCCATTACCAGCAACGCGGCCGCGGTCGGCAATGAGGCCCTCGCGAACTATTTCGCTCACGACACGGATATGCCGGCCGACGCCGCCATCGCCGCGCTGTCGAAGGCCGCGAAGCCGGCCGCAGCCGTAGCCCCTGACTCCGATGCGACCGCTGCCGCTACGGCCGCCGCCACGTTCGCCGCCGAACGTGCCCGCGAAGCCGCCGCCAGCCCGAACGGGGCCGCCCCCGCCATCGACGCCGCGAAGTCGGGCTGGGCCAAGGCCGCAGCCCGCATCAACGCCCGAATCTAAGGAACGAGCCCCATGGTCACTTTCACCGAAGGCCGGCACGCCGGCGAGGGCCTCCTTTCGGAGGCTAATTTCCACCGTTCGCGCGACAAGATCACGGTCGCTTCTGGCGCCGGCGTTCTTGCCCCCGGCACCGTCCTAGCCAAGGTCACTGCGTCCGGCAAATATGTTCCGTCTGCCGCCACCGGCTCCGATGGCAGTCAGACCGCCGTAGCCATTCTGCTTTACCCCGTCGACGCCACTTCGGCTGACGTGGACGTCGCCGCGATCACCCGCGATGCCGAGTGGAATATCAACACGCTGACCTACGGCTCGACGGTCAACGACGACACCAAGAAGCTTGCCGCGCGCACTCAGCTTGCCGCGCTTGGCATCATCTCCCGCTAAGGATCGCCCCCAATGCTCGATATTTTCAAGGGCGACGCCTTCGGCGTCGTCTCGCTGACTGACGCCATCCGCGATCTCAAGTATCGCCCCGGCCGGATCGGCGAGCTTGGCCTGTTTTCGACGACTGCCGTTTCGACCACTTCGGTCGCGATCGAGCGGATCGGTGACATTCTGCAGCTTGTCAAACCGACGCCCCGCGGCGCGCCCGGCGAAACCCGCGATATGCCGAAGCGCACGATGGCCAACCTTGCCGTCCCGCACTTTCAGCGCGATTGGAGCGTGATCGCCGACGAGGTTCAGAACCTTCGCGCGTTCGGTTCCGAGACCATGCTCGAGTCGGTTCAGGGCGTCGTTATGGAGCGTATCGCCGCTCAGATGTCCGATATGGACCTGACCGAAGAGCAGGCCCGCCTCGGCGCCGTGACCGGCGTCGTGACTTATGCAGACGGCACCACGCTGAACCTGTTCACTCAGTTCGGCGTCACCGAGCTTACCGAGGTCGACTTCGACCTTGACAACGCGGCCCCGGCGAGCGGTGCCCTGCGCGCGAAATGCGTTGCGGTCATCCGTGCCATGAAAAAGGCCCTTGGCGCAGTGCCGTTCGACCACGTTCACGCGTTCGTCGGCGACACGTTCTTTGACCAGCTTCTGGCCCATCCTGAAGTTCGCGCGACCTACTCGAATTGGACCGACGCACAGATTCTGCGCGAATCCTATATCGGCAAGAACCGCGGTTCGAATCCGATCTTCGAATTCGGCGGCATCGTGTGGGAGAACTACGGCGCGATCGACGCTGAAGGTGTTGGTGTCCCCCTGACGAAGGCCCGGTTTTTCCCGGTGGGCGTGTCCAACCTGTTCCGCACCTATTACGCGCCGGGCGACTACGTCGAAACGGTCAATACGCTCGGCAAGCGCCTTTATGCCAAGCAGTGGCCGATGGCGAACGAAAAGGGCATCAACGGTGAAGTGCAGATGAACGCGCTTAACATCGCCACCCGCCCCGGCGTTCTGTTCGGCGCGCGCAACACCTAATGTCCGCGATCACCGACCGCATGGCGATAGTTCGCCAAGCGGTCGACCGCGAATGGTGCGAGGAGTTCCTGTTTGTCCCGCGCGCGGTCGGCCGCGACGTCGACGGCGGAGAAACCTATGATGCGGCGCGGGTCTCCCGAACCGTCATAGGTCGATGGTCAGACAAGACCGAAAAGCTCAACGTTGCCGACGCATATGATCAGCGATCCGACAAGCGCCCTGGCGTTTCCGGGTCGCGAACCACGATTTTTCTATCCCGACAAGACGCAATTGATGGCGAGCCCGAATTGTGGGTCCGTCATAAAGACCGTCTTGTTCGACAGTCCGATGGCGTCGCCTATGCCGTGTCAACGGCAGTCCCCAGCGGCCGGCTCCGCATTCGCTGCGACTGCTACCGCGTCGCCTAAGCGCAAGGTCTGACACCATGTCCCTTTCACGCCTGGCGCTTCGCCTGGCTGCGATCGAGGCGCTTAAGCCCGCCGCGTCGGTTGCTGACCCTGATGGTCTGTTCCCGACGTTGGCCGGCCTGCGCGTGTTCGATAGCCGGATCGACGCAATCGAGAGCTTGTCCGACGATGAAAAGGGCGCGCCGATCGCGATCGTCTACACCGAGACGACCAAGTCATCCCCTTATGATGGGTCGAAGCATCGGCCCGACGAGCATTTCGTCGACCTGGTGATCGAGGCGCTGATGGCATTTCGATCCGAGGTCGAAGTGACCAGCCCCGACGGGACCACCGTCAGCGTCGGCGGTTATGAAACCCCGATCACCGACCGCGAGTCGGAAGCGATCTTGGACGTTCACGAGGCCCTTATCCGGCGCGTGTTCGACCGGAAGGCCGCAGTCGCCTCGGCCAGTCTGTTCTTTCGAGTTGCCATGGAAGTCAGGTCGATCGACAGCGAGCCCCTTCGCGACTCCGACAAGACGACGCGCCTGGCGCAGCGGACCATTCGGTTCGCCTGCAAGGTGAAAGGCGAGGCATGGGCGCCGCCTGCGATCGCGGCCGAGCCGCCTGTCGGGCTGCAGCGTTTGCCAGAGCCTTTGCAGATGGTCGCCTTGGCGCTCCCCGACGGATCGGCCGGACGAGCCATCTGCGATAAAATGGCGGGCCTCATTCCCGAAGCCGGCGCCCTGATTTCGCTTTCCGGCATCGACTTTTTCGTCGCCGCGAACCGCACCCCCACCGCTGCCGATTTCGACGTCCGCGCCCGCGTGGACACGGCCTAGCGCACTCCAAGGAAACCCATGGCCAGGCTGATTTTTGCCAAGCTTGCCGACCCGGCGAGCTTTTTACCCATGCCCGATCGCGGCGGCCGCCCATTCGCCGCCGCCGGCGAAAACATCAATGCGGACAATCCTTTTTGGATGGCCTGCCTTGCCGACAACTCGGTCAAGGAAGCCAAGCCGGACGCGGACGCGCCCACCCCTGACCCCAAGAAAAAGGGCGAATAAACAATGGCCGGTATCGGTTTCAACTCAATTCCGGGGCAGGGCCTTACCGCTCCGCTTTTTGCTTTCGAAGTCAATTCGGGCGGCAACTATGACAGCGCGTCGCGCCTGATCTTCCTCGGCCACAAGACGGCAGCCGGCACCCTCGGCGATGCCGTTCCGTCTGTCGTGTCGTCTCAGAACGAGGCCGATGCTCTCGCGGGGCCGGGCTCGATGCTGCGCGAAATGTTTCGCGTAGGGCGTCAGAATGCACCGGTTCAGGAGGTCTGGTTCGTCCCGGTCGCCGCGACTGGCGTGGCTGATGTCCGCACGATCACGATCGCTTCGCTTCCGGCCGCCGGTGGCGTGGGCTCGTTCGACATCGCGGGCCAGCGTCTTAGCGTGACCATTGCCGCAGGCGACACCGTCACGACCGTCGCGTCCGCCGTCAAAGACGCGATCAATGCCTATTACAACCAACTGACGGGCGCCATGCTGCCGGTCACCGCGACGTCGGCGGTCGGCGTCGTTACCGTTACGGCCCGTCACGCGGGCGCGCTTGGGACCGAGGTCGACATTTACGCCCCGACGGCGGTTGCCGGTAACGTCTTCGCCGGAGCCGGCGTCTTCACGGTTGCCACCACGACCGCAGGCACGGGCGTTCCGTCCTTGGCGGCCGCGCTGGCTGCGCTCGGCGACGACCCGGCCGACATGATCGTCTCGCCCTGGTCCGACTCTGCGTCGCTCGACGCTTATCAGACCCTGCTTTCGGATGCGTCCGGCCGTTGGGCTTATAACCGCCAGGTTTACGGTCACGTTCTGACGGTCTCGACCGGCAACACGGCGACACAGACGACGCTCGGCGCCAGCCGCAATGATCGCCATGTGACGATCGTGCCGCGCCCGATCGGCGCGCCGGAGCCGTCTTGGCTTTGGGCTGCGGGCTTCGCAAACCGGGTCATCACCTGGCTTTCGGACTGCACGACCGGCAACGTTTCGCGCAATCAGACCGGCCAGGTCGTCGAGGGCCTTACCGCGCCGCGCGATAAGACGCTCGTCTGGAATTACAACGCCCGCAACACGTTCAACAACGTCGGCATTTCGTCTTGGAATGTCATCGCCGGGCGCGTGACGGTCGATAAGCTGGTCACGACCTATCGCCTCGGCGTTCAGGGTCAGCCGGACTCGACGTTCCGCAATATCCAGACGCTCTTTCAGGTCTCCGGCTCGCTGTCCTACATGCGGACGGTCCTCGCGAATGAGCATGGCCAGAAGGCAATCGCGGACGCCAACCCCGGCAGCCTGGAGGCTATTTCGACGCCGGCGGACATCAAGGGCACCATCGTTCACTCTTACGATGACCTTGTGAATCAGGGCGTGCTCGAGAACGTCGCCGGCTTCACGCGTCAGCTTATCGTCAAGCGCAACGCCACCAACGCCGACCGCTGCGATGTCTTCGCGCCGATCGATGTCGTCAATCAGTTGGACGTCCTTGCAGCGAACGCGGCGATTTATCGTCAGTTCGCCGGCGTCGCAGCCTAACAAGGATCGATAACCATGGCTGATTTCGGCGGTGAAATGCGTTTCACCTTCAACGCCCGCCCGCTCGTTATGCGGGCGGCGATTTCCTACAACCCGACGCGTTTCGAATTCGAGGGCATGGCCAATCAGGACAATTCGCCCTCGCGGACGATGAAGCCGACGGCCTATAACTTCGAAGTCACTTTCGAGGACGCGGCCGACGTTGATTGGGACGCCGTCATGCTTGGCGGCCCGTACAATGTGACGGTCGTCGAGGACACAACCGGCACGCTGCACATGTGGACTAAAGCGCAGTTCACGGGGCGTCCGAGCGTCAACCGCGAAAGCGGCGAGGTCTCCGGCATCGCGGGCATCGCGCGCAGCTACAAGAAGACGGGCGTCTAACGGCGCCGGGGCACCGTAGGCGCCCCACAGACGGTCAAGGGCGGGCATCATCCATGTTGACGATGTCCGCCAACACCGCAGAGATCGCCGCCCTTGGGCGCCGTATACAGGCCGCCGGCAAAGGCGCTGCTCCGGCCTATTCCATGGCGATCAACCGCGTCGCTTCGACGACACGAACCGGGATGGTTCGTTCGCTGTCAAAGCAGACAGGGCTTAAGCAGAAGACTATTCGTAAGGCCCTCAAAAAGAAAAACTCGACTGCGGGGACGCTCTCCGCGGACATTCATTCTGCAGGCGGCGATATCGCTCTGAAGTTCTTTGCCGCGAGGGAGACGCGCGCCGGCGTAAGCGCTGCGCCATTCGGTAAGCGGTCGGTCTACTCCGGCACGTTTATGAAGGGCGGCCAATTTCCGAACCGCGTTCAGGGAAAGTTGGGCGGCCACGTCTGGCGTCGCGTCGGGCGAGGTCGGGGGCCGATCAAAGTCGTCGACTCTGGCGTCATCATCCCCGAGCAGATGGTCGAAGGCGCCACGAAGGCAACATTCTACAAGACCGTCGAGGCCGAGCTACCCAAGCGGCTCCTGCACGAGCTTTCGCGGCGTCTGGCCGCTTCTTAGGGCTGGCGCATTGCAATCCAAACCGCTCCGATGATCAGCGCTGCAAAGCAAAGGATGCTGAATTTACCCGCCATGTTGCCGGCCGCAGCGACGCCGCGGTCAAACGACGCCATGGCTTGGCGCGGCAAGAAAATCCCGAGAATAATTCTGAAGGCGGCCAGAACGATCACGATCGCAATTGCCGCGAAAACAATCACCATCAACATTTGTCGACTCCCCATCTGCGGGAGCGACTATTTCATCTTTTCGAGGGGAAGTCCATGCCCGATTCGGTTACCATCAAGCTTAAAAAGCCTGTCCTCTGGCATGATGAGATGGTCCGCGAGATCGTGGTGAATGAACCGACGGGCGGGCTTCTGATGAAGCACGGGAACGCGGTCACCTATAATCAGACGTCGGACGGCAATACATTCCCCGTCGAGGACGCCGATATTGTGCGCCATTACGTCGAGGGCTGCGTCGCGCACGAAGGCGGCAAGGCCCTTATCGGCATGCTCGGCCTAGAGGACGCCTTCGCCGTGCGCGACGCCGTTATCAATTTTTTTACGGCCGCTCGCGTCGCGGCATGGTCGCGTTCATCGACCTGATCGTCTTCACTCTCAAGATCGCCAGTTGGTCCGAAGCCAATGCGATGTCGTTCAGTGAAATCGAATATTGCATTGATCGGGCTGTTAAGTCCGGCGCGTTGAAACGAAAGTGAGCTTGCGCCATGACTGACATGAGGGCGCGGGCCATTATCGAAGCCGTCGATAAGACGGGCAAGACCTTCGACAATATTGCCGGCAAGATGAAGGCGGTCGACAAGGCCGCGGCCGCGCTCGGCAAGGCGTCGGGCATGGCCAAGCTCGGCAAGCAGGCGGACGCCGTCGCGGCGTCGCTGCAGAAAGTTAGTGCGATCGACGCTTTTCGCGGATCGCAGTCTAGCTTCGCCGCCGCGCGCACCGCGTTTCGTGATGCCGCTGCCAACGTCGCCCGCCTCGGCGCCGAAATGTCGAAGGCCGGCAAGCCGACGGCCGCACTCGGCCGGGAATATGCCAAGGCGCAGCGCGAGGTCCGCAGCGCGTCGGCCGCGTTCGAGGCGCAGAAGTCCGCCGTCATCGCGAATAAGCGCGCTTTGGAGCAGGCCGGCGTTCCACTGTCCAAGCTCGCCGCGCAGGAAAAGCAACTAGCCGCCGCGACCAACACCGCCACGGCGGCCCTGCATAGGCGCCACGCGGCGCTCTTGCGTTCGCAGGGGCGTCGGGAGGCCGCGGGCACGCTTGCCGCTGGCGCGGGCTTGGCGGCCGGCGGTGCGGCCATGAACGTCGGCAAGAAGTCCGTCGTCTCCGTTGCGGAATTCGACATCGCCACGCGCAAACAGCGCGAGTTCACCGACATCAGCGAGGCCGCGCAGCAAAAGGGGCTGCTCCCGCAGGCCAAGAAGATCGGCCAGGATACGCAGTTCAGTAACCTCGACATCGTCAAGGCGCAGACGAAGGCCATGCAGGGCCTGCCGTCCAACATCACGGGCGATCTAAAGGCCGAAATCGGTCAGGGCATCATCGAGAACGTCAAGAATTACGCTCTTGTGATGGAAGCCGACATGGAAAAGGCCGCGGAAGCAATCCGCAGCTATTTGCAGTCGACCGGCAAAGACATCTCTACGAAGGAGAAAGCCCTTTTTGAGGCCAACAAAGCCACGAATCAGCTTGTCAAAATGGCCAAGCTTGGCGGCATGTCTGACGAGGACGTTCAGCAGTATATCAAGTATGCTGCCGCATCTGGAACGGCCGCCGGCCTTCCGCCGGAAAGCATGATGTCGATCGCGGCCGTCGCCAGGCGCGCGGGCCTGCGTGGTGACGAAGCCGGCACGTTCATGCGGTCTACGGCGTCCAAGCTCGTCGCCCCGACCAAGGACGGCCTCGCGGCGTTGAACGCCGCCGGCATCAACCACAACGACTTCGTCAAGATGCCGAGCAAGCTCGACGTTAACGGCCTGCAGGGTCAGTTCCGCAATGGCATGGGCCTCGAGTTCACGCCGCAGACCCGCGCCAATCTCGAAAAGGTTTTGGCGGACAAGGGCCTGATTGGTGACAAGGGCAAATTCACGACCGCCGTCACCGAGGCCGTTGAAGGCCAGATGGGCAAGACCAAGAAGGGGACGATGAAGCCAGCCGACCGGGTCAACGTCGCCAAGGCGGCCGGCAAGTTCCATCAGATGTCCGCCGAGTCCGTCGACGCCGAAGGGCTGCTCGACGCGGTCATGCAGTCGAAAATGACGCTCGCGCAGTTGAATGCGTTCCTGACCAACAAGCATGGTGGCAAGGGGGCGATCACGGCGGCGCAACGCGATGAATATGTCGCGAGCCGGAAAGCCTTGGGCGACTCGGGCAACGATCCAGACTTCGCGAAAAAGAAGGCCGACGCGATCATGGCCGGCGTTGGCGGGTCGTTCGAACAGGCAAAGGGCGCAATTGACAACTTCGTCCTGTCGGTCGGCGAGGCCAATAAGGGTCTGATCAAGTTCGGGTTGGATGGTTTTTCAAACGTTCTAGGGTCTTTCGAAAAACTCTCAACAGGCGGGCAACAGGCCGCCACGGCAATGATTGCAGCGGGCGCCGCTACGGCTGCACTCTATGGCGGGAGTAAACTTTTAGGGCTCGTCACCGGAGGCGCCGCCCTGGCCGGGTCAGCGGCCGCTCTGGACGCATCTGCCGCCGCCCTGACCGCCGCGGCCATCAAGCTTGGCGGCGGCAGCGTCGTCAACGACGTCGTGAAGAAGGCCGCCCCAGGCGCAGTGCTTGGTATCAGCGCTCTTGGCAGCGGGGCTCTCGCAATTCTCGCGGCCACGACGGCGATCTTGCTTAACGACTACAAGCCAGCAGCGCCCGGCGTCACCAAGGAAAACGCCCTGCCTGGTCAGGAGCACGACGACGCGAAACGGCGTCGTCGTGATTACCACGACAAGCTTCGCGCGGAAACGCAGGCGATCAAGGCCACGGTCGAAGGTCCGGTGACAGCCACGATCGAGGGGCAGGCCAGCGTTGCGGTCAACGTCAAAGTAGACGGCGGAACCGTCACGGGTATGTCGTCGACATCGTCTGGCAATATCAAGACCAGCGTCGGCACGTCGATGGGCCATCTGGTCACCAAGTAAGGGAAAAGCAAATGCGCGATTGGTCGCGGACACTAAGGCCCGCGTCCTTTCGCGGCGTTTCCTTTTACGTTGATAGCGAGGAATTCAGCAACGGCGGTCGCAATACTGTTACGCATGAATTCGTCCGATCCGAGGATGTTATATCGGAAGACATGGGCCGCAAGGGTCAGAAGTTCAAAATCAAGGGTTACGTCGTCGGAGACGTGGCCGATTATGAGGCGCAGGCGGTCATTGCCGCTTGCTGCGCGCCGGGCGAGGCGACGCTAGTCCGGCCGCTGCTTGGCCCGGTCCTGGCGCTTTGCACGGACATCAGTATTTCGACGTCCAAGGACCGCATGGGTTACGTCGAAATCAGTATGGACTTCGTCGAGGCCGGAACGCCAAACGCATTCCCGGCCCTGCCGATCGGCGACCGACTGGCGATCGAGGCGATTGCCGGGCTCGCGGCCCTGGCGACCGATATGGTCTTGCGATACGGGGCGCGCTGATATGGCAAATATCCTGTATGATGATGGCCGCATCGGCATTGCCGCCGCGGTCCTGACCGCGTTTTGCGACAGCCTGGCCGATGTCTTGGCCGATGTCTTCCCGTCCGACGCCGACAAGGCTTCCGAGCTTGAAGCGCGCATTGCTCGCGCGCGTGTGGACGGTGAGACCGTGACAAGCATTGACGAGGTTGGCGCCGTCCTGTCTGCCGCAGTCACCGCGGCTCGAGACGTTGCCAGACTAGCCACTCGGCCGGACGCTGCGGCGACGGCGTGGATCACGGCGGCGCGGGCTATGGCTTCGTCGCAATCGAGCGCTGACGCTTCTCCGGCTACCGCGAATGCCTCTCGCCTGGCCGATGCAGTTGCGGCGTGCGCCGAGGCGGCTTGTCTTGGCGAATATGCCATAGCGCTGTCGCAGGGCCTATTTTCTGACAGGGCTTCGGCCTTGGACGCGAAGGCTAGGATCGCTGTCGAGGCGGCGGAATCGCTTGAGCGGATTGCCTCGGCGTGCGGTCGTGAAATTTGGGATGCCGTATCGGTCTCGATCCAATACGCTTCGGATTACCTTGTCGCACGGTCATTGGATTTGCGCCCGATCGTGATGGTATCGACTCCGCTGCCCATGCCCGCGACCGTCCTGGCTTGGGCGCTTTACGGTGACACGCAGCGCGCCGACGAACTCGTCGACCGCAATCGCGCAGCGACGCCGGCATTCATGCCGACGCGGTTCGAGGCGCTGGCGCCGTAATCGCTAATCGCTGCGCTGTGCTATAGTGATTTCGTGGGGATTGGGCGCCAAGCCGCGCCGCCCCGTTTTTGTTTTCAGCCGCCTCAAAAGGGCGGCTTTTTCTTTGGGCTGATCAATGACCACAACGTCTGACTCCGCCGCCGCGACGGCGACATGGGTTGAGGTAGCGTCGGGCTCTGCCAATGTTTCCGTTTTCCGCGAAAGCACCGGCCCGCTTTACGTCTACGTCGGACCCACGATCCCTGGCGCCGGGACGCTCAAGGGCGCGGTCCTTTCCGGTGACGAGCGTCAGTTTAGCGCGTCCGGCCTCGGCGCGACCGACAAGGTCTTTGTCCGCGCCGCTACGGCGTCCGCCTTCACCGTCATGAAAAGCTGATCCGATGGTCCTGCGCTTTGGTCCCGCCGGTGCGGGTTTCGTCATCGGCCAGGCCGGGCGACCGCTTACCTTTAGCACGGGTGCTGGGTTGTATTCGACTGTCGTGCTTTTCGGCGACAGCATCACGGCTCAGAACACGGGGGTTGCGCTGCCGTTCTATAATGCCGCATTCAATTCATGGGGCTACTGGACGGTCGCCAACGCCATCCTCGGCTGGCCTATGCGGCTGCTCAACAATGCCGGCGTCTCGGGCAACGGCACTGATCAGATGCTCGCACGCCTTGATGCGGATGTGCTGGCCTATAGCCCTGAGATTGTCATCGGTCTTGCTGGGACAAATAACCCTAGCCGCGGCATATCTGCAGCCCAGACCATTTCAGACCTCACCGATATCTTCACTCGCCTGCGCAATGGCGGCGTCAAGAAGATCGTGTGGGGCACAATCACGCCCCGGTCGGATCAGGGCTCGGGCGGCCTGCTCACCTTCATTCAGACGGTCAACGCTTGGCTCCGCACGACTCCGCTGATTGATGTCTGCGTGGACTATTATGCCACTTGGGCGGATGCCTCGAACAGCGATCTACCCTATCCGAATTTCACCTATGACAGCGCCCCGGCGATCCATCCAAGCCCGCGCGGAGCGACGGCAATGGCTGTCGCGCTGGCCAACGCGATCCGCAGCTTCATTAAGGCCCCCTCGCTGATCAACGTGAACGATCGGGCCTTCCGAGAGTATGCCAGCAACCCTGCTGGGGTAGGCGACAACGCAAGCGGGGCGAATGGCTGGACGCTCGCGACAGGCATTACGGGCAATGGCCCGAATGGCTGGACGGCCCGCCGTCGCAACACTGGAACGGGCGTGGCGTCGAAGGCCACCGGCGACGTAGCACAAATCGTTGCGTCGTTCGCTGCGAACAGCGACGGAGCGGGCTATTGCTTTGGTGGTGACGACGTTCTGGCGGTCGGTCGCTATGACCAGGCATGGACGGCATCAGCGGCCAGAACGTACCCTTACCGCACCCGCCCAACGGTCGCGAATGGCTACACCTACAAGCTGGTGACGCCGGGGACCACGGGCGCGACGCAGCCGACATGGCCGACCAAGGAAGGCGACCTCGTCGCAGACGGGACGGTCGTGTGGGTGTGCCAGCGCATGCCGCCGACCGGGGACGTGTTCCGGGCCATGGTCGATATTGCGTTCTCCGATCAGGCCGCAGGGAAGTGGGCTGTACCTGTGCTCACGCTTGCTTCGATCGATACGGCGGGGGCGAGCATGGGCACCACCATCGGGTCCAATTTCGACCTTACTGGTGCCATGGGCATCGGAGCCGACAGCCAGCCTCAGACGCGCCTTGTGACACCTGATCTGACCCTTGCCGGCGGCAACGGGATCAGTCGGTATCTGCGCGGAACGATCTTGGATTACGGAGCACTGGCAGGCAGTGCCGCCATGAGGGTGGTCGGGGTGAGTATCCCCAGAATATACCCCTAAATCACTGACCTCCTCGGCTATGGGCAGGCCGCAGGCGGGGCGACGATGAAGGTCAGGGCCGCAAGCATCTGGCGCGTGAGCCCGTAGAACCCATCACCCTTTACCGGGGAGACCCCAAGTCCATGCTCAAGGACCCCTTCCTAGTGTCCCTCTTTGCGCTCGGCTTCGCGCTGATGCTGCTGGGAGGGTGCACCTCTCCCGATCCCACATGGGGTCAGGTCACCAAGGAGCTACAACAACGCTATGGCCAAGGCCGCTAAGGCAGCGCCAGCTCCCGCCCGGAAGGCTCCGTCGAAAGGCGTGAGCCGGCCGTGGTGGCAGAACGTCAACAAAACGTCGCCGGCCGGTGTCCGCTTGGGCTTCCGGTCTGGCCTGGAGAAGGCAAACGCTGAACTGCTGGAACGCGAAAAGGTTCCCGTCGCCTACGAGCAGCGTAAAATCCGGTACCTCGTGCCGCAGTCCTTCCACAACTACACGCCCGACTTCGAGCTGCCATCGGGCATCATCGTGGAGACCAAGGGCATCTGGGACGCCACCGACAGGAAGAAGATGCTCCTCGTCCGCGCCCAGTATCCCGAGCTGGACATCCGCATGGTCTTCACCCGCAGCAAGGCACCCATCGCCAAGGGCTCCAAGACCACCATGGCGGCCTTCTGCGAGCAGCACGGCATCAAGTACGCCGACAAGCTCATCCCCCTCCAGTGGCTCTCTGAGCCCGGCCCAAAGCGCAAGCCGGCC